TGACATAAGTTGTCCTCTAACCCATTCATCACCCGGACATTCATTAGATTTTTTATTGATCGTTCCGTTGTTCCACCACAATTTAGAACCGAGAATCTTGCCACCTATCTTTCCTCCTTTTGAACAATCTTGTAATCGTTTTTCTTTATTTGCTTCCATGTATTCTGGACTACATGCCCCAGTAGGACCATTTAATGCATAACCAATGTTCGCAGCATTACTTGCCCATTCAGATCGTTTATCTGCATATTTTGGATCATGAATACCAGCCTGCATTTCTACACACTTAGCACCAGCAATCTTTCCAATTGCAACGAAATCAATATGATCCATTAAACCATTTTGGAAATTTAATGTATTTTGTGCCCCTCTATCATAAGTTGGTGAAAATATACCCAACTTATTATCTTTAGTAGTTCTACCCCCAATTTTTCCACCAATACTTGACAAATTATCATTTGATTTAGCACCACCTGATAAAATATTAGATAATTGTCCCCCTTCAAAAAACCTACCATGTTCTTTTATTTTGTCTTCTTCCAGTTTCAATGCTTCTGTTTGGGATAGATTTCCTTCTATAATAAACATAATTGGCGGTTCAGTACCAAGAGATTTGATTTTTTCCTGTACATACTTGTTATACATTGTCCCATTAACATAACTTTTTAGATGTTCAAACGCCCGCATATTTTTACCCTTACCGATATAGAAAGGTTCGCCACCGGGTTCACATAAGGAATAAACGTAGTATGGGGTTTCTTTTGAATATGTTTTAATTTCTTTACGAAATGTTATATATTCTTCGTAAAGAATTTCTTTGTCCATATCTGAGTACGAACTTTTGCTGATAATTGACATAATTTCCTTTAAATGAGTGATGTTGATATTTTGATGGTTCACTTATAACCATCATATGTATTTAAGTCTACAAAATCTTATTCATCATCCCCTTCACAATCACATCCTGTACAATCCCCTTCATCCATAAAAACATCAGAAACCAAAATAGTCTCATCTTTAATTTGTTCCCCCGTCTCCATATCGAATACCATTACTTCATTGATGCTACCTTCAGTTTCAATTCGACATAATGAAGTCATTACCGAATAAACTGCTTCTTCAGTAGTTTCATATACATCAAAGAATGGTAAACATAAACCAAATGGATCATCTTTTCCTTCAATGTTCAAGAATAGAACTACGTTTGGTAGATAGAATCCATCATCAGTTTTAATTAGATGTAGATCAATAAATGCTACATTTAGACTATCATATTCTTCAAATGTTGCTGTTTCAAGTTTATTCATAATTATCCTTTTGTTAAGTTGTTGGAATTATACCACACTTTAGCAGTCTAAGCAAACTTTTTCTTCAAGTTTGCTCAAATAGTTAATGATGATCACTTTCTTCTTTTTAGAAGTCGCATATGTTATTGCATGTTTAGTTCCAGTTGAACCCATATCCCAAAATGCAATGACTATTTCTGAATCGTCTACTATAGTTCTGTTTCTAATGAATGGGGCTTTTTTCTTTCCATATTTTTCATATTCTGGATAATATTCAACCAATTCAATATTATGTTCTTTTGCATAGTTAGCCCCTAAAGTATCTGCGCCTTTAGCACCGCCTGAAATGATCATAGTAATTTTGTATTGATCAAGGGTTCTTGATAGCAATTCATAATCATTGAAAGTTCTTGATCCGATTACAGCAATTTTCATTTCATCAAATCTTGCATTGTCCGTACATGAACCCGATCCTTTTCCTTTTCGGATTCTGGTAGTTCATTATAGGTAACATGTTGATCTTTATTGTAATCTTCCTTTGGATTACGTTTCATCCATTCATTATGGATATGTTCAGATGCAGATTCAATATCATTAGGAAACTTAGTCACTGCTTCATGGGCTGCTTGTCCTGCGGCAAGATTTTCCTTCTTCCATTTAGGATGGAGATTTTTGAACGCGATATGGATATTTCCGCTTGTCCCATCCCCATTGTCCTTCACCCGTTCTTTTGATGGGGTTCCTGTTTTTGCATATTCAGAATCGAAACCTTTTCGCCATTCTTCATGGGCATTTGATGCAAAAATGTCAATCACATCTTGCTTAGTTGCTTCTGTTAGCATCTGTTAGCATCTGTTTGTAAATTTTGTAGACTGATTCCATAAGGTTCCTCAATAAAGTTAAAAATAATTTAAAAAAGACTTGACAAAGTGTAAATTTCGTGGTATACTACTCTTGGTTTCCAAGAAATACTAGAAAACTTCTATATGTCATTATGTACTGGCGTCCATAATGAGCGCTTCGCGCTAGTATCGATTTATAATAAATGACTATAACAATAGAGACTAGCGCGAAGCGCCAACTATGGACGCCAGTACATAGTTGTATATAAGAACTTTAAAAGACTCTAGAAATTATTATACTATAAAATTCTTAAATTTCTTGAGAAGACTAAAAATAAATTTCTGATTCAGGCTAAACCCCCAAGACCTATTTTAGTCGTTTATAATGCTGTTTAATCGCATCAGAACCTTCCCAGACGCATTTAAACAGTCTTGACTATACCGATGTAGCATGAAAGCCGTATAAGCGATTCTGAAGCGTTCTAATGGATTGTATGTCCTTCTGATGACAATTCTTCATTGTGACTTGCTAAGATAGGTTCAGCAAACATTCGAAATTCTTCTTTTGACTGCTTCATGACGTATTCAAAAAATTTATCTACCATTTTATCTTTAGGCTTCTTAACGAATTGAATCGCCATTAAACTTATATCAAATATTCTGGTTGATGAAAAATGACAGAAAGGAACTAAAGCAGTATCTAAAATTTCATAAGGGAAAGCAATAGAAAGAACAGATTCTGTTTTTGAAACTATTAGGGAAAGTAGCAATTCTCCCGTAGATAATCTAACTAAGTAACAAGAATCTTTAAGTTTAGATTCGATAAATTCTTCAAGATTCAATGGAATACTCCTTTACAACCATTTCAAACTGTTCTTTTCTATAAATCGCAATGCGTTCTAAACCATGTTGATACGCAAAGTTTTCTTTCTTCTTATATCTCATATCATCAATAATATCTATCAAAGTCATTTCAGTCTTGTTAGATTTAGAATGTAATCTAAGTCCCCGACCAATAGACTGAAGAACTTGAATTGCTGATTTAGATGGACTTCCAAAAATTACTGTGTTGATCTTAGGAAGATTTAATCCTGTTGATGCTACTTGAAAGGTTGCAACGATGATACAATCTTCTTGGTTAGCAACTAAACGGATTCTTTCCCGTTCATCAGCATCAACTGAACCTGTTAGATAATATACTGGAATATTTGCTTTGGCTTTTAGAATATCATACAAAACTTTTGCATGGGTTTCCCTATTTCTAACAAGAAGTAATGTTGTTCCATTAGCATTCAGGGCAAGTTTAACTAAAAGTCTATTTCTTGTTTCATTAGCAACTAACCATTTAATTTCATCCACATATTCAGCTTTTTTCATCAGATTACATGTATCGGGCGAATATTTCAGGGCAAGAATCTTGATATTCAGATTAGATGCTTGATTTGCATCAATAAGTTCTTTTGTTGTAATAACTTTATAAGAAGGCCCAAGAAACCCTTCAATGACTAACGCATGTACCTTTACATCATTACCAGTTGGGATAGTTCCAGTTGTTCCAATTCTATAAGATGCTGACGTACATTTTTCTAAAATCTTTTGACTTTCTGTTCCTTTTGCTCCATGACACTCATCATAGATTACCCCTCTGTATAAGGAAAGAATCTTTGGGCCATTTACTTTATCAGCAGCAACTTTAGAAAATGACTGCCAAGTTGTAATCAGAACCCGTTTAGTTAGTTCCTTTACTTGACCTGAATATAGTTTCTGAATGTTCTTATTGACATCAAATCCATTATGGGATGAATATTCAGCAAAGTCCCCGAACATTTGATTAACTAAACCAACATTAGGAACGATAAGAAGAACTCTTGCATCGGGGTCAATTTCAAGAATCCAACGGATAATACAATAGATGATAACCGACTTACCAGAATTGTGATGTGTTATTCCTTTATGGATATATGATTCATGATCAGCTTTTACAGAAAAGTCAATCCATTCTTGGGTAGATACTGGTACTTTTTTAGTTAGAATCTTATCTGCAAATGAAGTACCAAGCTCAGTATCAATTGCATCAATATAATCTTTTCCGGTGAACATCTTATGATTTTCGGCGCATTTGAAAGTTGTTCCATCAGAAAATTCTAAGTTGTATCCCGGCCCTGATTTTTTATACACATCAGTAATTTCAACAAGACCTGTTGGGGAATTGATATAAGGACGAATACCTTTGTCGAGTATCCGACTAAGATTTTTTAGTTTAGTTGTAATTTTTATCATAATATAGATTGGTTAAATATGCAATATCAATAATATATTTAAGTGAATGAAAAAACCTTTACGTGGTAGCCCTAAAACAATTAAACGAAATTTTCCAGAATTGTCAGACAGTATTATATCCGAATATTCAAAATGGGCATTCGACAATGGAATAAATGCAGTACATCATTTGGGATATATGAAAAAGTGGTTTTCTTATTCTGATATATTAATTTCCAATTTATGTATAACTGAATTGGTCTTCTTCACTAAGCGCAAAGAAGACTATAAATCGCACATAAAAACTATAAAGAAGCGTGGTGATACTGTTGATATATCGGTTGTACAAATATACTATCCAGATGAAGAAATTGCTAAAGAAATTTATAAAAAGTATTGCTTGAATAAAACAAAAAAGATGGTGTTAAACACTCAATTGCATCCAGAACAATATGCGACAAAATCATATGATTATATAGTTAGTCGATATGGCATAGAAAATGCAGATGAGATATACAAGAAACGATGTTTTGATTGCGGAATCCATGTGAGAAAGGAATTCTTTATGGATAAAGGGATGTCCTTAGAAGATGCAGAAAAAGCATTAGCGGAAAGACAATCTACGTTCTCATTAGAAAAGTGCATTCAAAAATTTGGCGAAGAAGCAGGAACTGCTAGATGGAAACAAAGACAAGATGACTGGCAAGATACCATGACTTCAAAACCAGAAGAAGAAATCCAAAGAATTAATAGATTGAAGATGAATGCACCCGGTTGCATATCCAAAAGTGAGCAAGAACTAATCAATCTTTTAGAAGCAAAAGGTTTCCCAATTCTTCAACAGAAACAACTTAGAAAAGATACTAAAGGTCACTTCATGTATGATATCTGCTATAAAAATAAGATCATTGAATTTCATGGCGATTACTGGCACGCAAATCCTTCATTATATAATGAAGGATTTATTAACGCAACGTCAAAATTATCTGCAACTACAATATGGGACAAGGATTATAGTAAAGAAATCATTGCAAGAAACAATGGATTTGATTATCTTGTTGTATGGGAAAAAGATTTCAAGAATGACAAAGAAACTGTAGTAGATGATTGTGTCAAATTCCTAAATAAGAAGTTCAAACCTAAAAATGTCATTCTACTGGATTGTTGAATTTTATATAATCATCTTCTGATAGATACAACTCAATTTCTTCTTCTGTGTCTAAACATGCAGTTGGGCTAACAAGAACTTTTTTCTTTTCTCTAACAGCAACATGTATACCTACCAATTGATAATCCCTAATAGTAATTGGTTCATTCTTAGACCATAGATCAAGCGAATCAACAAATTCTTTTACTTCTTCTAATGAAACATCATTTTTATCATCTATTTCGGAGTATCTTTCGGTTTCTTTGACTACTACTTCAATATTATTGTCTTTACAATATTCAACTAATCTTGGATACAATCCAATTGGAAGAAGTTTAGTTGTTAGATTGTATAAAGAAATGTCTCCGGACCATGTGTGATTTTTAAATTTTTCCATAAACTGATACCCAGGCACTTTGAATGTAAAAAAACTACATATTTCACGTTCAATATTTTGTTCAGAATAAATTTTAACATAACACTCATTAATTTTATATACTTCAATAATCATTTTCTAACCTTAATCCATCCATCTGGAATATTATCACCATCAACAAATTTTGTTTCTTTAGTAATAATATTTATTACCTTTTTCTTTCCTATATTTTTTTTACTATTATCTATACTACCAATATAATATCCATCTGGGACATCTGAATCCTTTGATAAAAATTTAACATTAACGCCATTAGTGTAAGCAATTTTATCTTTTGTTGAGCCAAGTGAAGCGCGTTGTTTATAATGTTTAAATTTTAATCTACCGCGTTTCCACTGTAATGATTCGCCTTCTTCAATCAAAATTTTCTTTTCTATAATCCCATTGTTAAACCACCTTAACGATGTTGTACTTCGTTTAATGATTCCACTGGTTTCTAATTTTTCTTGATTTTTTCTTTTGGTTCTATCCTTTAGCAACTCATAACCTTCCGAAGATAAATCTAACTTGCTGGTAGTCATAACATCTGTTGTAGTGTGAATCCATGCCCTTGTTCCTTTTTGTAAAGGTGGGATTTGTTTTATTATATAAAAGTCATTAGGCAATTCTATATCAATAGGCCATAATATCCTTTCGTCCCCATTTGAAATATACCTATGCGTCTTAGACTTTATCAATGCACCACCAGCACTGAAATTTATATTCAAATAATTTGATCTATCAATAATATTTCGTAAATAATTATTTTCAAATTCTACACTTTGTTCAAAAGTATCAGATTCAAAAATTTTTTCATGTTGCCAATACTCATTCCCAAAACCATTTTGTGAAATTAGGTGTTTTATTACATTTGATGAGGTGAAATATCGAATCCAAAAATCATCTTCGTATTTCAATGCACTTCGCGATCCAATATATAATTTCCCAGAGGGTTTGTGTAAAAGTTGATATACATATGCCATAATAAAGGGATTAGTTATTATCTATTTAAAGCTATTATTTTTGATATATTCTTTTGAATCTGATTTTGATTTGATTGCATCTTCTGATCCATCATTCTGAGCTTTCAATGCATTCATAGCAATGTCACCAGAACGTCCTGTAATCGTTTTTAAATACTCATCCATAGGTTGAGTCATAGTTTTCTTGTAAACGTCCCCAAGGGCATCTGAAGCCTTCTTTTCATCCTCTGTTGGGGGTCTATTAACAAAATTAGTTCTTCCTTTACCATCCCCAAAATCAGCATAAGAATATGAACGATCTTCGTATTCAGTGTTGTTCTTAGTTTTCATCTTCTTGTATGCTTCAAAAATATTCATATCTTCTTTCTTAATCAGTAAAGTCAAATCTGGAATAGACCATCGTTACGCTTGCTTTCATGTAAGTCGTATCAGGACTTTGGGTGACGAATTCAATTCCTGACAAAGAAATCGGAATCGCGTCGTAAAATGTGATAGACTTAGTGATGTTCCCTTTGTTCGAAAGAATCATGATCTTTGCATCTTGTTCCCCAAGTTGTTGATGTTGATCTTTGTTGGGATAGTTGGTAAAATTCTGGTATGATTCAGCAAATCCAATCTTTGTGATCCAATCAAAAATTTCTGTATAATTGGACATCGCTTCATCAATCATGAAGCTGAACACCAAAGGATCGAAAATTGGTTTGTCCCCAGCAATCCTTAGATCAGTGAATGGAGTTGCTACGTTTGAATTTGGTAATGATACTTGAGGCAATACAAAATCTGTGTTATAATACTGAGCAACTGGGAACCTTGGCAACAACAGTTGAAATGAATTTGCCTGAAGAAAATTGGTCTGTTGACCACATTGAAATGCCATACGTTTTCCTTTAACTTTAGAATATTTAACATGTCAATTAAAATCAACCAAGATCAGATAAATCTGATTCAAGCCCTTATTGAATTTTGGGAAGACCCAACCCGAAATACGTTCGTTTTATCCGGACAGGCAGGCGTGGGAAAGACGACTTGTATGCGATATTTTGTCAATGCCCTGAAAGAAAAACATGGGGTGACTAAGATTGCAATGTCTGCCCCAACTAATTGTGCAGTTTCTGTTCTGAAAAACGCAGTAAAAGATAAAAGTCTCACATACAAGACTATTTACTCTCTTCTTGGTTTGCGAATGATGGCAAACGGGGCTATCAAAGAACTAACAGATTCTGGCAAAGAAGATATTTCAAATTTTGATATGGTTCTGATTGACGAAGGATC